CTCCACCCCCTTCGCAAAACGGTACGGGCCCTCATCGAGCATGTACACGGGAGACATCACCCGGATGCTGCCATCCATTCTCCGTGCCAAGCTCATGTTGAGGGTGTGCATGTACCTCCGCTGTTTGGTCCCCAACTGGTCCCACAGCTGCACGCCCCTCAGCCCGAATAACCTTTTGCGCAGGTGGCCAGGTATTGACCTGGGCCTTGCGCCCTTCTCCCCCCACGAGAACTTCAGGGGTGACTGAAGGGGGGTGCTCTCCTGTGTGAGATACCACACTTGTTGTGAGATCACCAGCTGGTCAATCCGATCTACCAGCTTATGCCCCTCCCCGAAGTATGGGTGACCCGGCTTGGCGGCCAACCAGTGGGTGTACTCGACGAACCTGTCCCTCACGACCTGCGAAAACGCAGGGAAGCCGATCGCATGGAACGACCTGAACAGTTCGTCGTCGACGGTTCTGTACACCTTCGGCGACCCTATATCAGCCAGGGCGATGTCCCTGAAGGACCAGGTTGGTAGACCGAGGAAGGACCGGAACCGTAGAAAACACGGTCCGTCCTCCTTCGCAGTCGAGTATGTACCCAACCCCTCCTCCGCGACAAAGTCGCCCCTGAATCCCCATCTCTCCCTCGCCACCCTCAGCAGCTCGGTGACTGGCGGGCTTCCAACACCATCCCTGAAGCCCAGCAGCGTGTCGTCGCCCTGGATTGCCATCGTAACCCACTTGACCTTATCTCTGCCCAAGAAGCAGAAGATTAGGTCGTTGGCTACGACCCAGTTCACCAGTGAATCCACAAGGCTGGTGAAGCCAGAACCTGACGGCACGCCTCTGCGTAGCCGCACCAAATCCCCCCCCGGGCACAGCAGGTCTCGCTGGAGGAACCCCGCTAGGAGATACCTCACTACCCTGTCCATGTGGTCTCCCTCTGGATACGCCGACCGTATCACGCCAAAGGCCCACACAATGAGTTCACGTCTGACGCGAGCATCAAACGCTGACCAGTCCAAGGGTACAACGTAATCCTTGTCCTCGAACTGGGTCTTGAACCTGCCAAACCCCCCCTTGTGTAGCGTCATACCCATCCGTATGTCGCTCTCCCCCCTCTTCATCTCCGCGAGGAGCGGCTCAGCCACAGCTAGCTCGAGCCGATTTATCACGTCCTCGGGCATCTGGATGCACCGACTAGTGAGCTCCTCTCCCCACACCCTCTCCTGCCGCTTCTCCCTCGCTCCACACGTCCACGGCGCCGCTGGTACCAGCTGCTCGCGTTTCAGGGCTCGCCACAGTTTGACCGCGAGGTCAGTAGTGGCGGTGTTGGCTTCGGCTTTATTCCTGAAGACCTGCCGCAGCAGATGACCGGGGTGTGCGGTGGGGTTGACTTTGGCGTTGAGTATGGCGGTCTCGACTGGAGTCACCTGCTGTCGCCAGCCGAGTGCCTCCCATCGAACGCCCATCGCGTTCCTCAACCTACCCCCCATCCCCCGTATCCTCTCCGTCGACTCTAGCTCTTCAGGGTCGTCGACGAACTTGGCCACGTGTGCTCTGTTGGTGCTAAAGCTGCCCCCAACAGAGTATATTGCCTCTGCACTCGTGACCTCGTCCATGTAGCCCTTCTCCACGAGAAACTGGGCTAGGCGTGTGAGATGTCCGTTCTTGATGGTCTGAGGTCGATCACCAGGATGGTCAGCGCACCGACCAACATTGGCGTCCTTCCTCGCCATCGGACCCGTCTCCTCTAGCCTTGCGCGTGGATCCTTGGCCTGTGTGGTTTTTACCTCGGGATCATACCCGGCACCACCAGCACCCACCACGTACCTAGCCCATGTTCTCTCGTACCCTTTCCCCCTCTTTTCACTCTTGCGCTTGAGAGTGTGTGCGACTATTTGCCTCTGCTCAAGTGCTGAACCGTGCACACGCACGTTGTCCAGCATTCGGCAGAAGCCCTCAATCGCGTTGGCATGTTGCCAGCTCGTTGGCTTCACTGAAGTCAGTGAACCTATTGTCTTGTCAACGTAATTGCCGGCCACTCTCCGCGCTCTCCGGTCGGTACAGTCTAACGCCGCGTTCCTGTACTCGTCGACCGCCCAGGCCCTCGCCAGAGTTATCGCAAATATTTTCTGGCTGCCTTCCTGTTCCACGCCCACGGCACTCTCATAGGCCTGCCGGGACTCCC